TGTAGCGCAGTTTGGTAGCGCGTTTGGTTCGGGACCAAAAGGTCGCAGGTTCAAATCCTGTCACCTCGACCACATTTTTGATGCAAGGTGTAAAAACCTTGCATTTTCTTTTTGTTCAAATTACACAAAATCGCGCGCGCCCTTCCTCGCCCTGGGTGCATTTTGGGTGCGTTGGGTGCAGCAGCATAACCGGCAAAAAATGAAGCGCAGGCGTCTGGCCTGCGCTTTTTTCTTTTATTCCGGCTCTTTTTCGTCCTGTGCCCTGTCCAATATGGCCTGCATGGCTTCGGCGCTGTCTTCATCCCTGCGTTTGAGGGCGTGCGCGTATATCCGCAGCGTTGTGTCTGCCTTCGCATGGCCCAGCCGGCTGGCCACGGCCACGGCGTCAATGTTCGACGCAAACAGGAGCGTGGCGTGGGTGTGCCGCAGATCGTGGAAGCGGACGCCTTCAAAGCCGTGCTTGTCTGCGAATTTGCGGAACTGCTTTGACGGCGTATCATGGTGCAGCGGCGTGCCGTCCCAACCGCAGACGATACGCCCGACGCCCCGCCATCTGTCGCCAAGCAGCTGCGCCAGCTGTTCGTGGTGCTTCTTTGTTTCATCAAGCAGGGCCATCATGCCCGCCGGCAGCTGGATGGCGCGGTCGCTGCTTTCGCTTTTCGTGGTGCCCACGAAGCTGCCCCACGCCGGCGTATATTTGACGGCCTTCGATATGTTGATCGTGCAGCGCTTCCAGTTGACGTCGTCCCAGGTGAGCGCGCCCACTTCGCCCAGGCGCAGGCCGCACGACAGCGCCAGCAGCACCGCACAGCGGAAAGACATGTTTTCCTCCTTCCGCAAGGTGCGCAGCAGGTCAACGGCCTGCTCATCGTCCAGGAATTTGACCGGCTTGCTACGGAAGCGCGGCCGGTCTACGTTCGCCATGGGATTGCGCCAGAGAATCTCCCAGCGCACGGCCTTTTCAAACATCTGGTAAAGCGTATCATAGTACGTCCGCAGCGTCTTATCAGCCAGCGGCGCGCTGGGGTCTTTGGCCAGCCGGGCCAGATCGGACGGCCGGCGCTTTGTCTTCAATTCCGCTTCAGGCTTTGCCTGCACTATGCGGCCTTCGGCGCGCACTTCGGCCATGAAGTCGCTTAACATGCCCGGCGTCACCTTCTCCACGGGGACGTCGCCCAGCTTCGGCAGTATGCGCCGGTCAAGCAGATGCTGGTAATTCTTCGCCGTCACCGGCGACAGATTAGCCACCACATGCCGCCGCATCCAGAGCGCGGACAGATCACGGACGGTCATATTCTGGTTTGCCCTGGCTTTGCCGTTCTCCACGTCGGCCTCAAGCTGGTGCAGCGCCTTTTCGGCCTGGCGTCGCTGCTGCGCTTGCGACAGGGCCGCCGAAAATTTGAGGCTGCGCCGTATCCATTTTCGCCCGTCTTCCGTCTGCACCTGCACGCCCACGCGCCAGCTGTTCGGGCCGCGCTGTTCAATGCTACCCATAAGAACACCCCTTTACAAATATGCTGTGACTATATACCCTTATTTTTTTGGTGTAATGTGTAATAGAAAAAACGCTTCTAATACATACCCCGAAAAATGGGCGTGTAATTGGGTGTAAAAATAGGTGTAAACCGTCCCGGCGCACTTGCGGGAACGTACCGCATTTTACGGGAATGTATCAGTTTTTGTTATTGTAGCGAATGACGATCCGCGCACCATAGTGCATCTTTTCGCCGCCGCGCATACCGCCGCCCACCACTTCAAAGGCAGAAACAACAGCGCCGCGCTGCTTCAAGGCATGGTGCACCTGCTTTATCATGTCTTTGGGTACGTTGCCAATCTGGAAGTCATTCACATAGCAGCCGATAGCCGGCTCGCCCTCATAGGTGTACGTCTTCAAGCCTACGTCCGCTTCCCTTCCATACGGCGGCAGGTTGTTTTTTATCTTGTGCAATTCGCCCTGACGGCTGACGCCGTCCGTTTCAAAGCTGGTACCGGCAACTTTGAAGGATACAAACGTATACGGCGACGAAGCCGCTTCCGTCTTCTTTCGCGCAGCTGCCCGCTGCGCCTTTTTGCCCTTCCGTCGGAAACAGAGATAAGCGCCGCCCAGGGACAAGGCGACCAGCAGGAGCGAAACGGCGTCAACAGCCACCTCGCCGGACGTCATGGCAATAACGCCGCCGAGCGCAAACAACGCCAATATTATACCCACAATACGAAACATGCGCCTCAACCTCTCTTATGCGTTTTCATCGTCAAGGCCAGCACCCAGCACGCTGCGCAGCGCGCCGGTGATATTCAGCCCGGCCTTTGCCGCGTCGTCGCAGGCGACCAGCAGCGCCGGCACGTCCTGGCTGGCGGCAGCGTCCAGCACCCTGGCCACAGCCGGCAGGAACGCCACCACGCTGTCCATGGGCACGCTGCCCGCCGGTGCCCCGGCTTTGTAGTAATTCACGAAGGCAGCAGCCAGCTGCGCGACGTCGCCACGGGAAAAGGCCGTTTCTCCGCGTGCTGCCGCTGCGGCCTGCATGTCCTCAATGGCCCGTTCGTCCGCTTTGGACACGGGCTTTTTTTCGTTAGTGAGGCCCAGCAGGTATTCAACGGACACGCCGAAGTATTCCGCGTATTTGAAAATCACATCAAGAGGCGGCTCCCGCCCGTTTTCGTATACCGAAATCACGGAACGCCCCAGCCCCAACGCGGCCGCAAGGTCTGTTTGTTTCATGTCGCTGTCTTCCCTGAGATCACGCATCCGCTTTTTGAGTATGTCCATCAAGTGGCCCTCCCTCATGGTCTTATTATGCGTGATTGTACCGCGTTTTGTGGAATTGTATCACAAAATGCGTCAAATTAACAAATTGTTGCTTTAACCTGTTGCAATTTCGCGTTTTGTGGTTTATAATCCCTATTGTGACACGAATTGTAGAATCATTGCAAGCCACGAAACACAAAATCAGGCACAAAAAACAGGAGAAAAGCACATGGAAATCAGCTACCACGTCATCCGCAAAGCCCTGGGCACCGCCTACACCGACGATTGGTACCGCCCCACGCAGCTAACGGCCGAAGAAACGGCCTACTTCCGCGCGACGGTGGACGCCGTCCTGAAGGCCACCGGCCTGACCATTCCCGTGTACACCTGCGATCACGAACAGCTGCCGGGCAACCGCTGCGACGCGCTGGGCATCCATTGGCGCAGCGTGGACGGCAGCAGCGAATTCATCACCCTGGACAACTACTATATTCACGAAGCCTACCAGGTTGCCCACGGGGATGGCTTCGACCTGACCGGCGAAACGCTGGTGTCCGTCCTGTGCCATGAACTGGCGCACATGCGGTACCAGCGCCACACGAAATATCACGCGGCCCTGACCGCGCAGCTTATCAGCATGGTAGAAACGGAGGCGGCAGCATGAAGAAGGTCAAGACCTACAAGGGCTTCGGCATCTACAAGCGGACGCCCAAAGAGATGGCCGAAACCGGCTGGGGCGGCCTGGAGCCGGCGCAGTACGCCGTATTCCTTCCCGGCGAACGTCCCCAGGACTATGCCTCCCCCGAATGGGAGTGCGACACGATCAAGGAAGCCGAAGACTTCATAAAGAGCTACTAAAGGAGGCAGACCCGCATGAATGTGAATGAATTGCTAAACGTCTATTTCTACGCCCTGTACGACGAAGCCGATAGGCAGGCCCATAGCGGCCTGACTGCCAATTACTGTGAAGCAGCCGTCAGAAGCGACATCGCCGGGAATTACATCAACCCCCGCTATGTTACCGTCCACCGCGTCCCTGACCTTGTCGGCGTATACGACCAGGCGGTCGGCTGCGTCACGATCATAAGCAGGGACAAGCGCATGGAGCTGGGCCAGAAGATCGAATGCGCCACCTGCGAATTTTACGCCAAATGCACCCGCCAGCCGACCGATGGCTTGGAGTGCTGCGAAGATTGGAGGCCGAAGGAATGAAACGCCTGCTTAATCGCCTGCGCCGCTGGCTGCGGCGTCGCCGGCTGCGCCGCGTCTGCAAGGCGCTGGACATCCTGCCGTATCCCTGGCAAGTTGCATTTGCCCTCACAGACGACCCCGGCCGCCTGCCCGACATGGGCAGGCGCACCGGCAAGACCATGGCCGTGATTCTCCGCGCGCTGGTGCAGCCGGACGGCGAAGGCGCGCTCAGCTTCATAGCCTACGATCCTGACGCGGACATGTCGCTGGGCGTCCAGCACTCCATTTATAACGATTATCGGCGCGCGCATGCCATTTGTGTGAAAGCGCACGCCATCCCAAACCGGCCACCGCTGCCGCTTCGGACTATCCCATGCCGCCCGCGTGGCCTGACGGCAAGCACCATCACCATGGAAGACATGATGGCCAGATACCGGGAGGAAATCGGCCCCATCCCCGAAGACCCCGAAGACCTGCCCGCATTTCTCAAAAAGCAATTCAATCTGCCGCCGTCGGCCGCGCTCAACGCGGGAGGCTATGAAGAATTCAAGAAGAATTTGCTGCACCCCTGGCTGCGGCATGTCCTGGACATCCAAAGCCCCAGCGAATACTTCAACCCATCAAGCTGGCCGGCGCTGCCGGAACCTAAAGCGCGACCCTTTGTCGGCGTTGACCTGGCAAGCCATCCCGACATGACATCGGGCCTTCCGCTGCGTCCCGTGCCGCCAAGGCTGCCGCCCGCCGGCGCTGCCCGGTCTGCAATGATCGGCAAAGCCATTACGGACGGCCTGGCTGATGGCCTCAAAGCGCCGCCCGCCGTCCTGTACGCGGACAATAAGCCCGTTGTGACCTTCCACGCGGACGGAATCGACGCCCTTTCTTATGCGCTGCGCAAGGTAGCCGAAGCCGCAAAAGAAGCGGCCGCCGCCCTGGGTGCCGCCCTGGGTGCAGCTGTCCGCGCCGTTGGCGAAAGCGCCCTCATTGCCGTATACGCCACGCCGAAAGAAACCCACTACATCAAATACGGCCGCAAGGCCAGGACGCGGAAGAAGTACCGCAACCGCGTGCTGCGCCGGGCGCGCCGCATCAAAGTAAAGGAGGGCCGCCCATGAACACCGCCCCGGATTGCGCAAGCTGCATCCACAAAAAGACCTGTCCGCGCGCGAAGGAAGGCACCTTTTGCCCGGCCTTCGCCAGCAAGCAGCCGCCCACGCGCAGCGAACAGGACGACCCGAACAGCGCCTGGCGTACCGGGCGCGATACCGCCCGATATTAAGCGCACGTTATCCACAGAAAAATAGAAAACCTGTGGAAAACATGGAGGCATGAAGCACATGAAGACAGATAACATCTACCGCGCGGCCCGCATGGAGGCCGCAAAGATCGACAAGCGCCTGGCCAACCGTGAACGCGCTGCAATGGCCATCTTTTGCAGCCCGGAAGCCCTGAACGACTACGAAAATGGCCACACGCTGCCGCCCTGCGACATCGTGCAGGCCATGGTCGAAACCTACGGCACTCCCGACCTGCGCGGCCAGCACATCCGCGCATATTGCCCGCTGATGGACGGGTACGGGAACGAAGAAGGCAGCCACCTGGCACAAGCAGCGCTCGGCTGGGCCGTGGCCTTCGGCAGCGCTCAGGACGTGGCCGAAACCTTTGCCGCCGTCGCCCGCGACGGGCGCATCACACCGAACGAGCGCGCAGCCGTGCAGCTGATACGGGCCAAGGCCGTGGAGATCATGCACGTCATGCAAGAAACCATCGACGCAATAGACAAAGCAGGAGGAGATTGACCAATGAAGCTGGCCACGATCACAGAAGCGGCCCACATCCTGGGCAAGTCACCGCAGCAGCTGCGCCGGGGAATTGATGCAGGGCGCTACCCCTTTGTATCAATCGGCACCCGCAAGCTGGTGGACGTGGACGAATTAACCGACATTGTCAAACGCGAACAGTCCACCATTGGCATCAAGGACGCCGCAGAATTGACAGGGCTACCCGTTTCCACCATCCGGCGCGGCGCACGCGAAGGGTGGCTCCCGTGCAGCAAGGAGGGCAAATCCTACGAATTCAAGCCCGGCCAGCTGCTTGAAGCATTGCAAGGCATGAAGCAAACGAACGGATAAGGAGGCACGCGCATGGATATAAGGCAATTTCTGGCCGGGCTGACTGTGTCGCACGGCCCGAATGATTCCGGCGAATTCATGTGCAAATGCCCGGCACACGAAGATCGCACCGCCAGCCTGTCCGTGCGTGAAGGCGAAGGCGGCAAAATCCTGCTGCATTGCATGGCGGGCTGCAGCGTCGGCGACGTCGTGCGGGCCATGGGCCTGAAAATGGCCGACCTGTTCCCCGAAGGCAGCAAAAAGCCGCAGCAGAGCCGCAAGCAGCCGCCGAAGCCTGCGCAGCCGGCAGCGCCGGCACCTGTGCCCCAGGCAAAGCCCAAAAAGCCGCTGGGCCGCCTGGTCAAAGTCTACCCGTATACCGACGAAGCCGGGAAAGTGCTTTTTGAGGTCTGCCGCTTTGAGCATGAGGAAAACGGCGTCCGCGAAAAGACGTTCCGGCAGCGCCACATTGACCCGACGCATCCGAAGGCGAAGGCCGACGGCTACGTCTGGAACCTGGACGGCGTGCGCAGCGTGGTGTATCGCCTGCCCGAAGTGGCCCAGGCCATCCGGGACAAAAAAACCGTGTACGTCGTCGAAGGCGAAAAGGACGCCGACACCCTGGCCGAACTGGGATTCTGTGCGACGACCAACCCCGGCGGCGCGTCAAAGCAAGGCACCAGCAAATGGCTGCCGGAACACACCGACCAGCTGCGCGGTGCTATCGCCGTGATACTGCCGGACAATGACGCCGCCGGCCTGAATGACCGGCAGCAGGTGGCCGCGAAGCTGGCCACGGTCTGCGAAAGCGTCAAGCTGCTTGACCTGAAAAAAGCCTGCCCGACGCTGCCGACAAAGGGCGACGTCACCGACATGCTGGAAATCATGGGCAAGGTGGAAGGCATCAAGGCGCTGCAAACGCTGGAAGCGGACACCCAGCCCGTGGACACATCAGAGGCCCAGGCCCAGGCCGCCCGCGACGCTGCGGCCGCGATCATCAACAATCTGCCCGGCTATTGCGTCCACGAAGGCTGTATCAGCCAATGGGCCGAAGACATGCCGAAGCGGCTTTGCACCTTCACCGCCATAGCGTCCGGCATCGTTATGCGCGACGACGGCGTCACCGAAGAAAAGAACTACACCATAGACGGATGGACGCGCGAAGGGCACCCGCTGCCGCGCGTCCGCGTGCCGGCGAAGTCGTACAAGCGCATGGAGTGGCTAACGGAAAACTGGGACATCCGCGCCAACATCCTGCCCGGTGCAACGGCCACCGAAAAGGTGCGCTATGTGATTGAGGAAGCCGGCTATTCCGTGGCCACGCGCACGGTGGAATACACCCACACCGGCTGGCGCAAGATCGGCGGCCGGTGGGCCTACCTCTACCGGGGCGGCGCAATCGGTGCGGACGGCATCACGGTAGACCTGGGCACCGCCCTGGACGACTATTGCCTCGATGAACGGTACCAGCAGCCGGACGACGAAAGCGGCGACCTGCTGACCGCCACCATGCTGCCCGAAATCTTGCCCCGTCGTATCGGCGTGCCGCTGGTGGCCTTCGCCTTTCTGGCACCGCTGCGCGAAGCGCTGCTGCAGGCCGGCTTCCCGCCCGCGTTTTCGCTTTATCTGGTGGGCGGTACCGGCACCAGGAAATCGACCGTTTCCGCGCTGCTGCTGTCCTTCTTCGGCCACTTTACCGCGCTGAATCTTCCGGCGTCCTTCAACGATACCGCCAACTATGTGCGCAAAAAGGCGTTTGACCTCAAAGACATGGTCATAGCCGTGGACGACTACCACCCCGAAGGAAACCTGCAGGCCCGCAAAAAGATGGAAGACATGGCGCAGCAGCTTTCCCGCGCCTTCGGCGACCTGGCGCAGCGTGGCCGCATGAACGCCGACCGCACGGTGCAGGGCAGCATGCCGCCCCGCGCCCTGGCCCTGATAAGCGGCGAGGACATGCCCAACATCCGCGACAGCGGCGAGGCCCGTTACTACGTCATCAACATAGGAAAAGGGGACATCCCCGCCGACGAGATTATGACACACATGCAAGACCAGGCGGCCGCCGGAACGCTGGCGCACCTTATGCGCCGATACATCGAATGGCTGGCCCCGCAAATGGATAAGCTGCCCGCCCAGCTGGGCGACCGCTTCAAGGAACTGCGCAGCAAGGCGCAAACCCTGAACGTAGGCCACAGCCGCGCGCCGGGCACCATTGCCCACCTGTTGATCGGTTACGAAATGTACATGCGTTTCCTGATCGAAAGCGGCGTTTATGAGGGCGCATCCCCTGAATACTTCCAGAAAGAGATGGAGCGCGCCATCGCGGACATTGTCGCCAACGCGAAGCAGCAAGGCGAGGAAAGCCGCAGCGAACGCCCCTCGCGCATGTACCTGAATACCATCAGCGAAATGCTGCTGACGAAGGAAGCGACGGTCGTAGACCTGACCGACACCACAGCCGGCAGCCAGACGCCGGCAAAGGGCCACGTTGGATACGCCGACGCCAATTATTATTATTTCCTGCCTGAAACCAGCTACACCGCTGTTTGCGGCGTCTTCACAAAGAAGGGCGAAGCCTTCCCGCTGACCATGCGCATGCTGCACAAGCAGTTGGACGAAGACGGTCTGATCACCACCGACACCACCGGCGGCAAGCGCACCCGAAACAAGAGCATCAACGGCAAGGCTGTGCGCCTGCTGTGGGTACCGCGCGGCAACCTGGACGGCCCGCGCCTTGTCAATGAGCAGCTACGCATGGACACCAACTACCGCCCCCAGGATTACACCGTTGTTACCGACCCGACGCCGTTTGATTGAGAAAAGCGTCCGCGCTGTCGCTTTTGAGATAGGAGGAAGCCCACCATGTACCAAAGCCCCATCGAAAGAGTTTTCACTATGCTGGCCCAGGGAAACCCTGGGTGCGTGCTATTCCTGGCAGAGCTGGCCAAAGCGGCCCCGGTCGATTTCTGGAACTATGCCGCGACCCTGACCAAATACCGCCTGTTCGGCAGCCGCGCCTATATGCTGTGGAATGACGCCTGCGGGCGTGACATCAACGCCACCATGGAAGTGCTGGCAAAGATCGGCAGCGGCCGCCTGCCCATGTCTGTGGTGGAAGCGCATCTGGCCGAAGGCTGGTGCCGCCCATTCACACCCGACGAAGAAACAGAGCCGACCGCGCCGGTCAAAAACGACAGCGCTGTCGCTTTTGAAAAACAAAAGGAGGTACCCTGATGGAATGGCAGAGCGACACAAAGCAGCCGATAGGCTGCGCAAGCAGCGGGGGGGGGTATGGAAATGCTGCCCTTTGACCTGTTTGATTTTGGCTATTTCCCGCGCTGGCTGGATAGCCTGGACGAACTGGAAGCCATGGCGCAGCCAGAGCCGTGGGCATTTCCGGGCGACGACCCCGGCAGCCGCTACAATACCCTCAACCCATTATTAGAGAGATACATCAATAGCGTGTACACGCGGGCCGCCGCACTCTACAACGAAGCCGGCAACCAGGAAGAACGCGACCATCTGGTGGCCATCCGGCGCGACTTTGCAGCCTTTGACACCGGCCTGGTGACGCCAGATTATGCGCCCATTCTGGCATACTTCGCGCGAAACACGCGCCCTGGCGAACGGCGCTGGTATTTCAAGGGCTGGGCGACGCCCGGCAGCCACATGCTTGCCCGCGCTGCGCCGCTGCCCAAGCGGGTGCCCTTCACAGTTTCCACGCCATACAACCCGGCCTGGCCGGTGCGGGTCAATACCCAGCACATGATCCAGGCCGAAGACAACCTCCAAAGAATACCGCCCGAAGTGCGGAACACAAAATTTTTAGCGCTGCTGCTGGAATCGGCCGTAGAACTGGCCAGGCGTCAAGCCGCCGTTTGTCCCGAATTGGTGGTGCCTCAGTATTACCAGCGGCGCATACAGTACCTTCTCCCCATCTGCCTGACCGACCCGGAACGCCCCGACCTGGCCATGACCTTGCAGCCAGCCGATGGCTATTACATCGGCAGCACCATGCTGACGCTGCGTATGGCCTACACCAACGCCCGCGTAACCGGCCGCCGCCTGGCCCCGTGGCTGGCCGAACCCATGAAAGGACGGCAAGACGATGGAAAACAAACAGAGGCATAAAGCCACATGCCCGCGCTTCATCAGCCGCGTGGACTACAAAGGCCGGTCAGCAATTCAATGCGCCGGCTGGAATCTGTTCTATTTTGACCGGCAAGAGCGTGACGCCGACTACCTGGCGGCGTGCTGCGGCGACCGGGCGCGCTGTCCGCTGAAACGGGTACCGTCCAGCACAATCATGCGGGCCGCGCGCAGCAACGGCAAGGCCATCCCCAACCTGTGGCCCACAACTACCAAATATCCAACCAACGAAAGACTTTATCAGGAGGCGCAAAACCATGAACGAACTTAATCTGACCACAGCTACCACCGAAGTGGTGCCCGTCCTGACCCCTGACAAGGCCGCGCAGCTGGCCGTCATCGAATACCGCATCCATGACCACATGACCAACGCCGCCGGCCATCTGCTGGGCGTCGGCCAATGCCTCAACGAAGCGAAGGCCGCCGGCCTGGTGCCGCATGGCGAATGGGAAGCCTGGGTGGCGCGAAATACCGGCTTCACCATCCGGCAGCGCAGCGCATGATGAGCGCGGCCAGGCAAGTGCCGGAAGGCAGCGCCCTGGCACAGCTGGAATTTACAAAGATACAAGCCTGCCTGCAGCTGCCCAGTGCGGACGCCGCCGAAGCCATGGCCCAGCGCGCCCAGGACGAAGGGCTTACCCTTCGCCAGCTGCAAGAGGAAGTCAGGCGCGAAAAGCAGCGCGCGGATAAGGCCGAAGCCAAACGCCTGGAAGTGGAAGGCAACCTGCGCAGCCACGACGCCCAGGCCGCCCATGAACGCAAGCAGCTGCGCGCCAAACTGGCCGACGCCGAAGCGCGCGCAGCCCAGGCAGCGGCCGCCGGCAGCATCAGCCCCGAAGCGCAGGCGCAGATTGACCAGCTGCGCGCCGAACTGGAAGACGCCGAAGCCATGATCGAACGGCAGGCCGAACTAAGGCAGCAGGCGCAGCAAGAGCTGCTCAACTACCAGGCGCAAGCCGCGCGCGGCGAAGTGCCCGCGCCAGATACCGGCATGACGCCCATGGAATTGGCTGCAGCCGTGCGCGCTTTTGTCGGCACGGCCGGCGTGCTGCCGCACATGGGCATTAGCCTGGCACACGCACCCGCCGCCGATAAACAGGAAATGTGGGCCTATGTCGATATGATGGCCGAATGGGTGGAAGGTGCCCGCCGCGCCCTGCAAGCCGTCTGCATTGACGGCCAGGATTGAAGGGAGGGCGCGCCATGAATAACAATGATTTGATGCACCCCACTACCACGGCTCTGCCGGCAATCCCCGAACAACAGCTGGCCCAGCTGCCGCCCGAAGTCGTGCAAATCTTCCAGCAGATGGCGCAGGCCACCGTGAGCATGGCCAACATGCTGCGCGCCACAAATGAGCGCATGGCGTCCATGGAGAGGGAGATCCGCCTATTAACGAAGGTGACGCCCGCCCAGGCGTCCGCGATCAACGCCGCCATACGCGACCGCGCAGCAGAATTGTGCGCCACCTACCGCGCCGCCGGCTGCGAAAAGGCGGCAGCAAACGCCATCCGGCGGGCCGTGAAGCTGACAACCGGCGTCAGCAACGTGCGGGAACTGCCCCGCTGCGAGTACACCGTAGCCATGCAGCAGGTGCAGCTGTGGGACGATTACAAGGCCATGAAGGCCATCAAAGCAAAGGAGGCCGCGAAGAAATGACCAACCGCCGTGAGTTTATCGAAAGCCTGACCTATGACCAGAAAAAGGCCGGGTATATCAAATTTAACCTGCCCGACGAAAGAAACCCCCACGCCTTGAACGGGGAAGGCGTCTGGGGCTGGGTGACGCCGGAAGACAAGCGCAAGCACGACAACGACGGGTACCACGGCAAGATCACGGCCATTCTCTTGAATGTGTCCCTTCGGTATGCCGACCGGCTGCCCTGGGGCACCGAAGTGGTGCTGTGCTGCCATGGCTGCCACCGCCCCACACTTGACCCTGACTGGGCGCGCGACAATATCCCGCCGCTTTTTGCTGATTGATGGAGGCTATACCATGAATTTTGTTATTTACATCCTTTCCGTGTTCGGCGTTTTTGCTATCCTTTTGGTTGCTTTTATTTGCGGTGCAGTTTTTGAAGATATACAGATTCTAAAGGCAGGCAAGGAAGGCCGGCCCTACAAGCTGGGCAACCAATTAGTGCGTATCATTCCCTGGAGAGAAGAACAGGGCGCGCCATGAACACCCCGCCCGAATTCTGGCGCGATATTCCCGGTACCGATGGCAAATACCAGGCCAGCCGTGCCGGGGAAATTCGCCACGTTTGGCCCAGCGGCCTGACCACACCGCTGCGGCCCTACCTGCTGCACAGCGAATGTCACAAGCGCCACCGCTACCGCCTGCATGTGCATCTGACGATTAACGGCAAATCAAAAATCGTTTCCCTGCTGTCAGTCGTCGCAGCGACCTGGAAGGGCAAGCCGCCGCCGGGTATGGTCTGGCACCACGCCAACGGTAATATGTGGGACAACAGCGTGGACAACATCCAGCCCATCACCCGGCAGGAATTAGGGAAAAAGACCGGCGGCAACTCCAACCGCAAAAGCGTGGAAATGCTGGACGCCGCCGGCAATGTCGTGGAACTGTACGCCAGCACAAGAGACGCAGCACGGGCCAACCATCTGAGCCATGAGGCCGTCCGGCAGCGCTGCAAAGGGCTGGTCAAAAATCCGTATTCCTTGACGGGGTATACCTTCCGTTACGAAGATGAACCGCACTACCACAACAGGAAGAAGGGACAGCATGCCAAAGAAACCCCGCGTTGACTTCGGCAAGACCGTGGGCCAGCTGGGCCGCGAGATCGACAACGCCGCTGACGCCCAAAGCGGACGCCGGCACATGAATGGCCAGGAAATGCGCGTCATTGAATACCTGGCCGCCATGGATTCAAAGATCACCCAAAGCGGCGAAGCCCTGCGCGAACGCTTGAAGGACATCCCCAACGGCTGGCGGCAATGGCGTTTGATGGCCGTTACCACCGACCGGCTGCTGGCGCAGCTGTATGACACCATGCCCATCAAAAACCTGCGCCACATTCAAAACATCTGCGACTACGGCGAGATCATCATCCGCATAGCGCCGGTCAGCCGCGTGCCGGAACACACCCTCATCAGCGAAGACGACCTGCGGGTGGTGTTTAATACGGCCATGGCCGCCGAATGTGCCATCTGCTTGAAGGATGGCAAGGAAATAGACCGCTGCCCGCTGCGGCGCGCCATGCTGAGTATTGCGCCCCCCAGCGAAGACCCGCCAATCGGCTGCGGGTACCGCAATCACGCCATAGCCAGCGAATACGGCAAATACATCTGACGGAGGCAAAACCATGAATAAAGTATTCTTGATAGGCAACCTGGCCCGCGATCCAGAGGGCGGCAGCACACAAAGCGGCATTTCCTGGTGCCGCTTCACCCTGGCCGTAAACCGTCGGCGCGCCGGCGCAGACGGCAAAAAGCAGACCGATTTCCTGCAGATCGTAGCCTGGCGCACGACGGCAGACAACTGCCTGCGCTATCTGGCAAAGGGCCGGAAAGTGGCCGTGGAGGGCCGCATTGAAACGCGGCAGTATGACGACCAGGACGGACAGCGGCGGTATGCTACGGAGATCGTGGCCGACGCTGTGGAGTTTGTTTCCTCAAAGCCTGGCAGCGGCGGCGCTGCCTACCAGGACGAAGACGAAGACTATTAAACGGGAGGGCGCGACATGACGGCCATGTGGATTTTTGACCGCTGCAAACTTGCAGCCGGTGATAAAAAGGCATTGCGCGACCGCATCACGCGGTACCGCGAAAGCGCCACCCGCATTAGTGCAGCCCTGGACGGCGTCGGCGCGCGCGGCACGGCAGAGCCGGACAAGCTGCTGGCAATCATGGCCGAAATCGACGAATTAGAGCGCAGCATCCAGCAGCGTGACCGGGAATATGCCGCCGAAGTGGCAGCCGCCTGCAAGCTGCTGGATATGCTGCCGGACGTGGAGTGCAAGATCGTGAGCCGCTATTACATCGACGGCGTGGCACTCAACACCATAGCACGGGAAATGTCGTATAGTTATGGTTACGTCCGTACCGTCAAGAGTGCAGCTTGCACCCACCTGGACGACATCCCCGAAGCGATGGTGGCGGCCCTGCTGCCTGCCTGGTATGTCCAGACCTTCGGAAAGTAAAAACGCCCGGCGCATGCCGGGCTTTATTTTTGTAGAGTGGAGGCTTGACTATCGCCGTGGAATAGAGTATCCTGTCCCCATCCGGCAGAAAAGGAGGTTTTGCCATGTCGGGAAGCAGAAAAAAAGGGGTGTTCCCCAGCTACCACACCAGGAACACCCACAACGCGCAGCAAGTCACAGCACACACGTCACGAGAATTATATCACGGCCGCGCGGACGTGTCAACGGTGGAACGGAGGGCATCAGCATGAACGACAGCGGACGGCGCAGCGTCATAAGCGCCATAGAGGAAGCCGACCTGCTTTTAATGTCCATGAAGGGCCAGATGCAGATCGCCCGCGACTACGCCGAACGCAACGGCGGCGACCCTGAATATAACGACGGCCTGCACACGGCCATCGTTATGCAAACCATGATTGACAGCGTCCGGGCTATCCTGGACGACGCCGCGCAGATCGTCGCCACCGACCCCGCAGCGGCCGCAATCTGACCAGCTACCACCTGCCCCCAGCTTTGTGCTGGGGGCTTTTTTTCATGCCCGAAAAGCGACAGCGCGGACGTTTTTCAAAATGTCACATGACTGTCAGATAACGTCATATTACCGTAATATGACAGTCATGTAACGTCACATGCGGCGCACATGCTCTATACATTACGCCTACCCCTGTGCTAAGATTATCCTACCCGAAAAGGGAACACGGAACGCCCGGCGCTCAATGCAGCGCCAGGGCGTTTTTTTATCCAGGCGGTGAACGCATGAGCCGAAAACGGTACAAAGAATCTGACCCGTTCTACCATTCCGGCCCATGGAAGGCGGCCCGCTGGGCACGCCTTGAAAAAGACAACTTCACCTGCTGCGACTGCATGGAGCGATACCTGGTCACGGGCGAAAAGCCGCGCGCGGCCACGATGGTGCACCACGTCATACCGCGCAGCGAACGGCCCGACCTGGAACTGGAGATCGACAACTTGCGCAGCCTTTGTGACATCTGCCACAATCGAAGGCACCCGGAAAAGGGAGGCCAGGGCAAGGCGGCCGCGCCGAAACGACCGCCCGCGCGTATGCGGGTCATCAAAATATAGGAGGCGACGACATGAACGACGAACTGCGACGGCAGCACATGGAGCAGATCACCGACCCGGTGGCCGTCCGCTGCTATGACCGGCTTTGTGAAGCGTGCGCATCCCGCGCCGAAGGCATCAGCGACCAAGACCAGATGCTGGTCGCCGACATTGCAACCATGGAGCAGATGAAACAGCAGCTTTTTGCCGACATCCGCACCCGTGGCGTGGTCGAGGACTGGCACAACGGCCGACAGCGCATGAAGCGGGAAAACAAATCCATTGCCACCGCGCGCATGCTGATGGAGCAGCAGCGCAAACACCTGTCCGAGCTTCGGCTGACGCCGAACAGCCGGAAAGCCGCACCCGTTCCCGTGAATGACGAATTCGACGAATTCTAAAATACTTGACAAAATCTATGGATACCCGGAGGACGTACTCGCCGGCAGAATCGTAGCTTGCGACAAGGTGCGGCTCGCCTGTGAGCGATTCGAGCGCGAATTAGACCGCGCGCGGCATGACCCTGCCTACCCCTGGGCCTTTGACGAAAGGCTGGCGGTGCGGCCTTCGGCCTTCATGGAGAAGTTTCTCCGGCCTACAAAGGGCGACTATGACGCCATGGAACTGCTGCCCTGGGAGTGCTTTGTAGAGGGCAACCTGTACGGCTGGATAGACAAGGCCACCGGGCTGCGGCGCTTCCGCGAAGGCTTGATCGTCGTCGGACGCGGCAACGGCAAAAGCACGCTGATGGCCGGCAATGCGACCTATGGCGCTTGCAAAGACGGAGAGCGCGGCGCAGACGTCTATTTGCTGGCCAACAGCAAGGAACAGGCCGGTATTGTCTTTGAAGAATGTAAAAAGCAGATCAAGGCAAGCCCCTACCTGGCCCCGCGCTTCCGCGCGCTGCGCGACGGCGTCCATTATGACGCCAACAATGCGACCATCAAGCACCGCGCCAGCGACAGCCGACGCCTGGACGGCCTCAACCCGCACATAGCGATTTTTGACGAAATACACGAATTCCTCAATTTCCGGCTTATCAACGTCGTGCGCCGTGGCATGAACAAGCGCAGCCAACCTCTGTCGCTGTACATCACCACCATGGGCACCGTGCTGGACGGCGTCCTGACCAGCTTTTACGGCCTGTTTTCTGACGCCCTGGAAGAAGGCATCTTGTCCCAGGCCGTCGCTGATCGTATGTTTTCCTTTATCTGCGAACTGGACAAAGGGGACGACATCGAGGACGACAGCTGCTGGATAAAGGCAAACCCCAGCATGGGCACGCTGCTGACGCTGGACACGCTGCGGGCCGACTGGGAGCGCTGCAAACAGACGCCCCAGGAGAAAGCCGACTTCATCACAAAGCAGCTGAACGTCACGGCCGACAACACCGACGCGGCCTACCTGACTGCTGAGATCATCAACCGAAACGCGGACGTCATCGACATGGAAACGCTGCGCGGCCGGGCCTGCTATGGCGGGTACGACCTGTCCAGCCGTGAAGACTTCACGGCTGCTGTGCTGCTGTTTCCGCTGGATGATGGCCGCTATTTTGTTCTCCACCATAGCTGGACAACCAGGCGCAAGGTGGAATTGAACAATGAAAAAATCGACTACTACAATTTTGCCATGTTGGGCCTGCTGACCATCTGTGAAGGCGAATATGTCCCGCAGGATGAGGTTTTCAAGTGGTTTAAGAAGATGGCCGAAACCTACGAAGTAATGACCATCGGATACGACCCGGCGAACGCCATCTGGCTGACCCGCGCCCTGGAAGCGGAGGGCTTCGACTGCCAGATCGTCCGGCAAGGCCCCTTGACCCTTAATGACCCGATGAAGGACTTCCGGGAAAACATGCTTGACGGCCGCATCGTGTCCAATGGCGACCCGCTGCTGCGCTGGTATATGCACAACGTCCGGCTACGCCAGGACTACAAAGACCGGGAAAAAGAGAACTGGATGCCGACAAAGCGGAACCGCTACCGCAAAATTGACGGCTTCATGGCCACTATTGACGCCTGGACGGTGGCCATGCAGAAAGACCCGATAGACGGTACCGCCGGCGAAACCGCCGACGTAACAGTATACAGCCTGCGCGGATGACGAAAAGCGTCCGCGCTGTCGCTTTTGAAGGGGGAATCCGCTTGCGACTTTTTGATAACATCCGCGCCCGGCGGCAGCAGAACAAGGCGCGCGACAAGCCCGTAGAAGACAAGCAGCCGGAAAAGCTGGATTATGGCGTAATGTCGAGCGCGCGGCGTACCCGCGCCGACTACACGCTCACCACCAGCGAAGCCATTTATGCAGCCGTGTCCCGCATCAGCAACACCATTGCGGCCCTGCCTATCCACCTGTACAAAGGCCAGGAATTGCAGAAAGACCATGACCTGGAAAAGCTGATCGCCTACGCGCCTAACCCTTGCATGACGCCTTTCATCTTCCGGCAGACCATGGAGGCAGCGCGCAATACTGAGGGCAGCGCCTACGCGCTGCTGGTGCCCGACATGAACGGCCGCACCGTGCGCCTGGACGTTCTGGATTCTACGCGCGTTACGCCCATGCGTGACATTGAAACGCGGGAAATCTGGTATTCCATGCTGTTTGACGACGGCCGCACGGCGACCGTGCATAACAGCAGCGTCATTGTGCTGCGGCACATGAGCGCCAACGGCGAAAAGGGCATCCGGCCGGTTGACGTCCTGCGCGGTACGCTTAATTACGACAAGGACATCAAAGAATTTTCTACGCGGCAGCTGGAAGGCGTCAATTCCGGCGTTGTGCTGAACATTCCCGGCACCGGCCTGAACGAGCCGCGCAAGAAACAAATCATCAAGCAATTCCTGGACGCCTACCGCGACAGCGGCGGGCGTCTGGTCGTTTTGGAGGGCGGCGTCACGGCTACCACGCTGACGCAATCCCCCGTTGACGCCAAAGTGCTGGACGTCGAGCGCATCACCCGCAACCGCGTGGCCACGGTGTACAACATCCCGCCGCACATGCTGGGCGACTACTCCGACACGTCCTACGCCACGGCCGAGCAGTCCATGCTCGAATACCTGCAAATGACCATTAGTCCCATCGTGGTGCAATGGGAAAACGAACTCAACCGCAAGCTGCTGACCTGGGAGATGCAGCAGCAGGGCTACGCCTTCCGCTTCACGCTGGCCGACCTGTGGCGCGCCGACGTCAAGACCATGGGCGAAGTGCGCCAGATGGGCATCCGTTCCGGCTGGCTCAAGCCCAACGAAGTGCGCATCGAGGAAGGCCGGCCGGCAGACCCGGACGGCGACACCCTGATGATAAGCCGCGACATGGTGCCGCTGTCCGTTGCGAAACAGGCAACAGCGGAAACCTTGAAAACGGTAACGACCCAGGAAAGGAGGTAACACCATGCCCAAACGTTTCTGGGCCTTTGAGGGTGGCGGCGACGCTGGCCAGCCCAACACGCTGCGACTTGAAGGCCCCATCGCAGAGGAAAGCTGGTGGGGCGACGAAGTGACGCCGGCGCAATTCCGCAACGACCTGGCCGAACATCCCGGCGACCTGCTTGTGTTCATCAACAGCCCCGGCGGCGACGTCGTGGCCGGCAGCCTGATTTATTCCATGCTCAAAGAGCATGCCGGCAAGATCACGGTGCGCATTGACGGCCTGGCTGCCAGCGCCGCCAGCGTTGTGGCCATGGCCGGCGACCGCGTAGAGATGGCTCCCACGGCGTACATGATGATTCACAACGCGGCTACCGTTGCCTTTGGCAACAAAGCCGACATGCAGGCCGCTGCTGAAATGCTGGCCGAAGTTGACAGAGGCATCCGCACGGCCTACGCCCTGAAAACCGGCAAGAGCGAACGCGAACTGGCCAAGCTGATGGACGCCGAAACCTGGATGAGCGCCGCCAAAGCCCTGGAAGACGGCTTTATTGACGCCATCTGCTACGCCGACGCTGCGCCGGATAAATCCGGCAGCCAGGCATCCACAAACGGCATCAGCGCCATGAGCCTTGCGCAGCATGCGCACGCCCACAGCCTGCCCAGCCACACACACACCCTCACAGCCACGCACACCACGCTGCCCGGCGTCGTGCCGCGTGGCTTTACTGCGCCCGCTGTGGCCTATTCCCGCCGCAGGCAGCAGGAGAACACCATCCAGGCCGCAGTGCAGCGCGCAGCAGCCGGAAAGACCACCGACACCAACCAGGCCGACGCCGCCATGCGCGCACGTCTGCGCCTGCTGAGTATGTAAGGAGGAAGACAACATGCCCGTTATCAATCTGACCGAAGCCCGCGAAAACATCCGCAACATGCAGAACCAGCTTGACCAGGCCCGCGCACGCGGCCGCCAGCTGGCCAATGACCCCGCGTCCAGCGCCGCCGACATGGAGGCTCAGGCCGCCACCATCCACCAGCTGACCGCCCGCCTGGCGCTCATGCAGCAGGACGTGCAGGGCGCTGAGAACAGCCAGGCCGCCCAGGTGACGGCCCAGCAGGCCGCGCCGGCCAACAGCCGCCTGCGCGCCATGCTGTCCAGCAACGAGTACGCCCGCGCCTTCGCCAACGCTGTGCGCCAGGGCGTAACCCCGAAGACCGGTCGCGGCGTGGAAGCGTACAACGTCCTGTATGACGCCCTGACCATTGGCGGCGGCGACACCCCCGGCGAGGACGGCGGCTTCCTGGTGCCGGAAGACATCGACCATCAGATCAACGAAGTCCGCCGCACGCTCAACCCGCTGGCCCCGCTGTTCGGTGCCGAAACCGTGTCCACCAATTCCGGCTGGCGCGTGATGGATACCGCCCCGACCACCGGCATGACCGCCGTGGATGAAATGGCCCAGATCCCGGAAGGCGAGCAGCCGTCCTTTGCCCGCGTGGTGTACAAGCTGACCAAATACGCCATGTTCCTGCCGGTATCCAGCGAACTGGCCGCCGACGAAGTGGCGAACCTGTTCGCGTACCTGGCCCGCTGGTTTGCGAAGAAGGCGGTCATCACCGAAAACGGCCTGCTGCTGGGTGCCCTGGGCAGCCTGGAAGCTGTGGACATCGCCGCCGGCGACGAACTCAAGGGCATCAAGACCGCCCTCAATGTGGCGCTTGACCCGGCCATTTCCCTGACCGCTGGCATCCTGACCAACCAGAGCGGCTTTAACGCGCTGGATTGCCTGAAGGATGAAACCGGCCGCCCGCTGCTGAATCCCGACCCGAAGACCGGCACGCCGAAGATGGCCGGCGGCCGCAAAATCCACGTCGTCAGCGACGCGGTGCTGAAGAACACCGACGCCGGCAAGGCCCCGCTTTATATCGGCGATATGAAGCAGTTTGCAACCCTGTTCAAGCGCAACCCGCTTGAAATCCTCTCTACCAACATCGGCGGCAATGCCTGGCGCACCGATAGCATCGAAGTGCGCGGCATCCAGCGCATGGGCGTGAGCAAGTTTGACACCGCCGCTGCCGTGTATCGTACCATCACCATTTAAGGAGGCCCGCCCATGCTGACCATTCAGAACAGCGAAAACCCCAGCCAGGGTATCAGCGTGACCGACGAAAACGGCAACCGTGAAGAAGTCCTGCACATCAGCTGCAACATTCGCCCCGGCTCCGGCCTGTATCTCAATGTTGACGTTATCGACGCCAACAAGGTGGCTGAACACCTGGACGCCGTGCAGACCGCCATGACGGACTTTGTCGCTGACGTTTTCGCGCGGGCGGCCAGCATGGGCCTGCCCGTGCCTTCCGTGGGCGGTGTTGCAAATGCCTGATATTAAGGGGCTGCGGGTCTATTCCCATGCCACACCCGAAACCACCGACGAAGAATTGACCCTCTACCTGGAAGCCGCGAAGCTGTGGCTGCTTAATGCTGGCGTGCCCAACCTGCCCGGCAACGCCCTGTATACCCTGGCGGTGTACATGCTGGCCACCCATTGGCTGGATAACAAGGGCGTCGTCGCGGAAGCCGGCAACGTCGAACACACCCCGCTGGGCGTGTTTTCGATCATGCACCAGCTGCGCAGCACGCCCGACGAAAGCGAGGGCAGCACATGAACGTCGGCAGATTCAAGCACCAGATCACCATCCAGCGGCCTGACTACGACAACGAAACCTCGGACAGCTACGGGCGGCGCTCCTTCCCATGGGTGGACGTCGTCCAGCTGTTTGCTCAGGTGGGCGACGTGTCCGGCCGCGATTTTTACGAAGCTGCGGCTCATCAGCTGCAAAATACCGTGACGTTTACCGTGCGCTGGGTGCCCGGCATCACCGCCAACATGCGCGTCATGTTTGACGGCGTCGCCTACGACATCGACCAGATCAACCACCTGGGCTATCGTCGGGACTTTCTGCGCATCAAGGCGCACGCCACGGCATCTGAGGGGGCGCAGGTAAGTGGCCAGTTTTAACGTGCAGGGCATTGACGAGCTGGTCGAAGCCCTGGAAATGGAAGCCGAACGGGTAGACCGAAACGGCCCGGACGCTGCGATGGCTGGCGCGCGTGTCGCCATTGAAGCCATGGAGCAGACCGTGCCGGTGCGCACCGGCGGCCTGAAAGGCCATATCAAAGCCAAAGGCCCTATGTACAACAGCGTTGACGGGCATCATGCCGACGTTTTCCCGACCGGCAAAGACAAGCACGGCGAACGCTACGAAACCATTGGCTTTGTGCAGGAATATGGCCGAAGTAATATGCCGGCGCAGCCCTGGATGCGCCCAGCGGTGGAAACAAAGGCTGATTCCATAGGCGCGGCCGTCGCCGATACGCTGATGCGCGATTAAGGGAGGCGCAGCGCATGACCGTGAAAGAAGTATTCCATACGGCGCTGAAGGCCACGCCGTACCCCGTGACACAGCCGCCCGTAAAGGGCGACAAGCCGGTATATTTGGCCTTTTTTGAAGTGCTTGCACAGCCTACAAGCTACGCAAGCAACAGGCCCCAGCACATCCGGCACACCATGCAGGTGGACATATACGCCCGCCAGCAGGTAGGCCCGGAACTGGACGTCGTCGTCAAGGCGTTGCGCGCTGCGGGCATCCATGTGGACAGCTGGGGGCCGGAAGACTACGAAACCGACACCCGCTGGCATCACCTGCCTATTACCTGTTTTTACACCGAAAGCACAGAAACGGAGGAATAAATCATGGCTGATACCAACACCGCCACGAAAGTTGGCTACTATGAGGGCGTCCTCGACCTGTACTTCGCCATTATGAAGGGTGAAGACACGCCCGCCGCCGCGCCTACCTACGATACGCCGAAAGTGCTGGCCAAGTCCATCGAAGTGACGATCACCCCGCGTTACCGCGAGGGCAGTCTGTACGCCAGCAACGCCGCCGTGCGCCGTGAAAAGCGCATTGACGGTTACGACGTTTCCATGAACGTTGACCAGGTCGTCGCCGCCATCCGTCAGGAGATTACCGGTCGCCAGATTGACGCCAAGGGCGTGCAGATCATCAAGGGCACCCAGGAAGCGCCCTACCTGGCCCTGGGCTTTGCGCAGACG